CCCAAAAAGAAGATACCCAAAAAGAAGATAACCAAACCGAAGATAACCAAAATAATGCAATTAACTCACTAATTGCCGATAATAAAGAGATGAAGGATATGTTTTTGATGTTGTTAAAAACCCATATGGAAAGTCAAGCCGATATGACTAAAGAAATAATACGAGAAGTGATGCCTCTCATGGGAAATAACCATCATAATACGACGAATATTCACAATAACACATTAAATTTCTATTTAACAAACACGTGTAAAGATGCAGAATCAATAACAGATTTCACATCAAGATTTTGCGAACGAATAGAAACATTTTTCAATGGAAATTTCAAACAAATAGCCCACAATCAAGTTAATCTTGCTAAAAATGTCCAAGAAATATTTTTCGAATGCATGGATGATAAGACGCAAATAAATCGATTTATCCAAACAACCGATCCGAAGAATGGTATATTTTACGTGAAAGAACAAAAGAAAAACGAAGAGAACAAAATGATTGGTGCTTCTGAGTTTGTGAAATATAAAGATGGTTTCGATAAACACGGGTTAAAAATAGGACATGCAATAAATAAGGTATTACAACCTTGTAAAACCGGGTGTATACCCAAATTAGAAAATGATTTAATAGTAAATTCGAACGAGAATGATGATGAAAAAGATACAACCGATAATGGTTCAATTGAGATACAGGAAAATTTGATGTTTCAAACACATAAGGCTATGTGTATTTTTGATAACAAACAATTGCGAGATAGAACATTGGTTGAGACGAAACGGGTGAAGGATAAATAATATAAAATAATAATGTATAATGTTAGAAAAAAACGACCGTATATTGTATTTTTTAATCGGATGTATTGGTGCAAGACTACTTTTAACAATAGCCCCTCTTTATTTACCTTATAATTGGTTACAATTATTCGGATTAATGATTTTAGCAATAGGAGGAGCTTTGTTATATGCTTATTTTACGAATGGTAGATTAAATGCCCCAGAGGGTGGTGGAAATACGTGGTGGGCCAAATACCGGTTAATACATGGCTCATTATATTTAGCAGCTGCTGTTTATTTATTAAAAGGGGATAGAATTGCGTGTCTTCCGTTAGCTTTAGATACACTTCTTGGACTTTGTTTATTTTTGAACCATCATAAATTTATTAAGTTCATATAGACTATATAATTTATGCATTATGTTATAATGTATATCAATATTTTATTAGCAGCCCTATTACTAACACCCCTTCTAGTATACCCTTTGGACCAGTGCAATGCGATAACAACGACAGAAACAGAGATAGAATTAAAGAACGACAATACCTTATTATTACGTGGAGAAATAAATGATAAATTGGCTACACAATTTGTGTTTGAAGTGAATAAACGACAAAATAAGACAGGTTTATATGTATACTTGGACACAAATGGTGGTTCGGTTGATGCTGGTAACAAAATAGTATATGAAATTCAAAAATACGATCTATCTTGTATCGCACACAAAGCAATAAGTATGGGATTTGTTATATTACAATCGTGTAATAAGAGATACGTTACATCATTATCAACATTAATGCAACATCAAATAAGTTATGGTGTCCAAGATGAAAAAGCAAAGGTAGAGAATTATGTCGAATATATAAAACAAGTAGGTGATCATTTAACGTTATTGCAATCAAACAAAATAGGTATTTCCAAAAGAGAATTTGAACGGCGCACCTATAATGACTGGTGGATGTTTGGTGAAAAGGCAATACAGGAACATTGTGCGGATGAATTGTCCAGGGTTGTTTGTACTTCAAAATTAACAAATACGACTTACACTGAAGATATAGGGTCCTATACATATACATACTCAAAGTGTCCACTAATAACAAGTTATATTGATAAAAAGAAAAACGCAAATAAAGACGATTTTAGTGACCTTTTTTTTTTTATTTAATGTAGCCGATTAAATGATTGAAATGTATTACAACTTTCGCATATACAAAGAACAGTGTAAGATTGAAAGAATAAAAGGTTATGGTTTTGTTCAACACAGTCTTGGTCTTTCCATACATTTTTATAAGTAGATATTAAATTATCTGCTAAGAACATATTCATATTTTTCATTCTTTCTATATCCAAACCATTTCTACGATTTCTGGAAATAGACCAAGTAATTTCTTCTCCTTCAATATGAACCAGTCCCATTGTTCTACACATAGGGCATCCATTATTCCACATATTCGCACAATTTTCGTGAAAACGATGAGAGCAATCCCATTTTTGAATTTGAAAGTCTTCTTCGAGACATTCAAAACAAATACTACAGCAATCTAAATTTTCCATTATATATTATTTTTTATTAATCCTTTGAATAATAAAAAATATTTCAATTTTATATCTATACATGGATGAGAGGTTTTATTATGAAAACGTCGTCTAATTCGGGTATAGAACCTTCGTCAAATTTCCCAATACATTTTACGTGAGTAATGTTCAATGATTTTACTAATTTAATTTCATATGTTGTTTGTAAATCACTAATGCGCAAAGTATACGATAAATAGACAGAGTGTTGATTGATATTACAAATAATAATATTCAAATACACACCAGTATAACTAGAAACATAATATTTTATATTAACAAGTTCATTATTGGATAACATATTATTGATTGTTTGAACTATGCGAAATTTGGTATCCTTGTACTGAATATTCTTTATCGATTTGGTTAAACGAACGCAATCATTAGAATATTTCATCAACTGGTCATTTGTAAATGGTACACAAAGATCAGGTATAGAATTTTTTAAATGTATAAATTTTAACAAATAGTGACAGACACAATCCGATAATCGACGAATAGGCGATGTAAAATGGCTATATTCAGGGGCGCCAACTAAATCGTGAGAACTGACGGTAGAAATATATTCGGCTTTGATACCATTAACAATAATTTCGTTTAACAGTTCCTGACCGGATATATCGGAATATACAGTATTTAACCAATCTTTTGCAGAACAAATACGATAAAGTCCAGTACCGTCGAAATTGATCTTTAGATATTCACCTATAAATGAATTCGCGAATATAGCAAATTCGGCAATCATTTGTTTCATCAAAATTTCCGTAACAGAATCCGAATGTAAATACAAGGTTTTGAAACCAAAATAATCATACTTAGGATAAGAGATAGAAATTTCGTTTAGAACAACACCTTTGGTTTTCTCACTCCTTAGTTTCTGTAATGATTTGCTAATTTTCAATCCGTGCGATATGGTAGTATTGGTATTGATAGATTGACCAGCGACAGTGTAACTCAATGCGTTATGTTTCGAAACCTTTATTTTAGTGAATAATAATTTAACTTTACCTATAGGTTGATATGTTTCTTTATTGATTTCCGTTAATATAGTTATTGCTAATTTTAGATCCCCGTATTGATTGACCATTAAACTTGATTTCTCCATTATATCAATGGGCATCATATGAATAGGTCTTTTATTGGAAGGATAACGCGTTACGACGTTTTGTTCGATATTTTTCCATAAAGCTGATCCGAGATTTATGTGTTCGGTTGGATCTGCGATATGAATTGCTAACAATAATCGATCATCTTCTTCATATATACTAAATGCGTCATCCGCATCTTCACAACCGTCTGGATCAATGCTATATATAGAGTGTTTCGTCATATCTACTCGATCGCAAATATTATAGGTGGAAGGAATTATATTATCGCGTAATAATAATTGATCGTCTTCAATATTTCGCATTACACCATATAACGGTTCAATTATCTTATTATAGTTAGTATTAAATATTGTATTGTCCATATGTAATAGTAACCATAATAGAACTCTAAGTGATTTTTTTTTGGATATACATAAATATATCCCAATGTGTTAAAAAAACATTGTTAATTAAGTTAAATTATAAAATCATAAATCATTATTAATACTACTACTACTACTACTACCATTCATCCCCGAGACACCCATGTGGTCCCATATGAGCCATTTGGTTAGGCTGGTCTTCAATGCATCCTCTGCAATTCTTTTTAATATTTTCCATATTTTTATCTGCTATGCGCGCGGAAGATCTTCTGGGAGGAGGAGGAGGAGGGTTCCTCTTTTTCTCTTCCTTGGCCTTCTTTTTCTCTTCCTTGGCCTTCATTTGAAGGCCTCTTTTACGCAAAAGCATAAGCCCTTCTACTGCATCTTCTTCGTCACGAAACTGAATGCGGATTTGAACTTTCGCGACCAATGTCTCGATGCGGGCGTTCTGCAAGTTCTTAAAATAACTAACAAATTCATCAACCGTATTATTCGCTAGACAGGTTTCTAAAGTATTTGCGTATTCTTTGATCTCGCGGGTTTGTAGTATCCACGTATCATACTCTTCTTGTGTGCTTTGCATGCCTTCAAATACGTGAACACGTGTATTGGTGAGGGTCACTTGTTCGCGACGATACACGGTGAATTTCTTCACAATATCATCCAACACATTCATTTGGTGCGGATAGAAGTGTTTACGGGTTCTCCGTTCGGATAGTTGCTTCAATAGCATAGTCCATTCAGACCATACAGATTTCTCAAATCGTGTTTCAATAGTAAGTGCCATATTTTCTTAGTTGTTCTTTTTTAGCTTATAGTAAAAGGTAAAAAAGCCTATCAATTTTATGTAGGGTGAATTGACCCCTTAGAATGAAATATTTTTAAGATCCACAAGCTTCGCAAATTTCGTCTTCTTCATTGTCTATTTTTTTGTCGGGTTCAATAGTGAATTGTTGTGCCTGATGTCTTCCGCGACGACGTAAATAATAGATACCGGTTTTAAGACCTTTATTCCAAGCATAAAAATGCATAGATGTTAATGAATTATAATTGGGATCTTCTATCCATAAATTTAATGATTGACTTTGACAGATATAGGCCCCTCGATCCGCCGCCATATCAATAACACTGCGCATGGGTATTTCCCATACAGTTTTGTATTTTTCGCGAATGTCTTTTGGAATGATTTCAATGTGCTGTACAGAGCCGTTATTTGCGATAATATTATTTTTCACAGTATCGTTCCAAATATTGAGTTTAATTAAATCACGCATTAAATATTTATTAGCAATAATAAATTCACCAGCCAATGTTCGTCGGCTATAAATATTGGAAGTAATAGGTTCAATGCATTCGTTATAACCTAAAATTTGAGAGGTGGATGCAGTGGGCATAGGTGCGAGTAAAAGTGAATTACGTAACCCGTGTTGTTTAATCTGTTCTTTTAGTTCGTCCCAATCATATCGATTGTTGTCTGGAGAAACATTCCACATATCAAATTGTAAAATTCCTTGGCTTGCGGGAGAGCCATCAAAAGAACTATATTTACCTTCTTTTTTAGCGATCGAACAAGATTCTTCTAATGCAGCGTGATAAATGGTTTCAAATATTTCACGATTTAATCGTTGAGCTTGTTCAGATTCAAAATTATATCCTAATTGAATAAATGTATCAGCCAATCCTTGAACACCAATACCGATGGGTCGATGTTTACTGTTACTATATTGTGCTTTGGGTGTAGGATAATAATTAACATCAATCACTTTATTCAAATTATAAGTAACAATGCGAGCGATTTTGTGAAGTTCTTTGAAATTATAAACAGGAGGGGATTGGGTCGTATCGACAAAAGCGGGAAGTGCGATACTCGCTAGGTTACAAACAGCCGTTTCATCTTTATCGGAAACTTCCATAATTTCGGTACAAAGGTTCGATGATTTAATCACGCCGATATTTTTTTGATTAGATTTACGATTAGCGGCATCTTTATAGCAAAGATAGGGAGTTCCGGTTTCCATTTGTGCGTCTAACATTTGAAACCACAATTTACGTGCGCTCATCGTTTTTCTGCCCATCCCGCGGGTTTCGTATTTCTCATATAGTTCTTTAAACTCGTCTCCATAAACATCGGCTAATCCGGGACATTCATCGGGACACATAAGTGTCCACACTCCGTCGGATTTAATACGTTCCATAAAAAGATCAGGTATCCATAGAGCGTAAAATAGATCTCTGGCTTTCAATTCTTCATCGCCGTGATTTTTGCGCATTTGAAGAAAGACTTCAATATCAGAATGCCAAGGCTCTAAATAAATAGCAAAACTTCCATTCCTTTTACCGCCTCCTTGGTCAACATATTTCGCAGTGGTATTAAAAACGCGTAACATGGGAACAATACCATTAGAAGTGCCGTTTGTACCACGGATATGACTACCTGTAGCACGAACATTGTGAATATGCAAACCAATACCACCGGCCCATTTTGAAATATTCGCACAATCACTAAGTGTACTATAAATGCCCGAAATACTATCGTCTTCCATAGCAAGTAGGAAACAAGAAGATAATTGAGGTCGAGGAGTTCCAGCATTAAAAAGAGTAGGAGTAGCGTGTGTAAAATATTTTTGAGACATACAATCATAAGTTTCTTTAACACGATCAAAATTATCACCGTGGATACCAATGGCTACACGTAGCCACATATGTTGAGGTCGTTCAACGATTTCATTCCCAATTTTCATTAAATAGGCACGTTCAAGCGTTTTAAATCCAAAATAATCAATTAAATAATCGCGCGAATAATCACATAAACCATCATAATCATCCGGACTTAGCATAACAGTTTCAAACAAAGTCTCCGAAACAAGTGGTGAGTTATTATTATGCTTATCTTTAAATTGATATAATCTGGCTATACCCTGTGAAAACACGGATGTAGTATTTTTTTGATGGTTCGATATAATAATTCTACCTGCCAAACTATTATAATCAGGATGTGTAGAAGCCAATGATGCGCATTGATCCGCAGTTAATTCGTCAATTTGTGTAGTTGAAATGCCGTCATAAAGTTGGTCAATGACTTTCATTGTAAGTGCGGTATAATTGATATGAATATTAGCTTCAATTCCCGTTTTTTTGATACGTTGAAGAATTTTGTCGAATGATACGATTTCTTTCTCACCATTACGTTTTATAACAAACATTTCTTCATCATCTATAAAAGGCATTATTATAAAATATTATAATAATAAATATTTATGTTCTTTACAAAAAAAATATTATTGAATATAATTCAATCAATAATATTTCTACGGACTTATGTCTTCGTGCTCTAATTTTACTAGACATATCCCTCCAGTAGAAGGTAAATTATGAATTGTCCGACTATCTTGAGTAACGTTTTGAGTTATTTCCAATACAGGAGTTTTTAATATACGTTTTTTAGCAGCCCGATGTTCGTAACCGGATTCACGTTCTTTTAAAATAGTATTCCATGTACTTTCGATTTCAGGTAGAGCCGAATTAAACCACTGTTTATTTCGTTGAACAAGAACACAAGAGAATTCGTGAACATACCAGTATAAAGGCGAATATAAGGACCAATTGCGTCTTAAACTCTCACGAGTAGTTTCGATCCAATTATCGACACTTTCTTTATCCATAGGCATATCGAGAGGCATATACACATATTTTGGGCTACCTGTATATTGTGTTAATTGATGGACATCATCCTCACTATTGTGTTGTGAGGGTACACCGATACTAATACGTTCAATAAAATGTAAAACGATGCCCTTTTCTTTATCACTTTCATAAAATTCGTCTTCCTTTTCAAATTCTTTAATACGCGTTTCTAGAAAATCGCAATTTTCCAAATCGCAAGCTTCTAACTGAATTTGCATTTGTATCCAGTATTGTTTGGAAGGATTACCGTCGATATCGCGATTAACAATATTTTTTATTTCCAACATTCTACCAAATCGATCAGATGATTTGTCTACATTAATACCGTCCGGCGAAGCCCCTATAAATGAATGGTCTTTATGTTGAATACATCCAAAATCTTCTATTTTTGTATTAAACTTTCTCTCGTATAGCATTACAGAGACAGGCTCGTATTTCTGACCCCAATGCATAGGACTTTGTGTATTCACATATGTGTATCCATTTTTATCGGTTTCTTTACGCGGGGAACATTTTTCATAGATTAGACTGTTGCGCTGTGCTTCTGACCCAAATATCTTTCCTAAATTAGAAGCAGTAATTAAATTATGTCTGAATTTATACCATTCATCAGTACGTTGTTCGGGTTGAGGCATAGATCGAATAGTTTCGATAGTATTTTGAAGATTATCAAAATCAATATGCGTTTTAAAATGCGGAACAACCCGTTTTGGAACGTTATACGACCATAGCCTGGAAATATCAAAATAATCGTTTATAATATTTGTTATCAATTTAGATACATCTTTAAAATCGGTTTCACCTGAACCGTCCTCAGTTTCAACATCTTCACATATTCCGGCATTAAACCAATTTTCAAAAACGTAATCGGTTATCTCAGAATTCATTTTAGTATGAAACGCTGTATCGTGGAAATTAATAATATTTACATTAATGTATTCGTCTGCTAATTCGTATACAGTGTTTGTGATATCGATTATATCGTCGTCGGTTATAGTGTCTATAAAGGGTTCCTTTTCTTCTTGAACCGTTAATTCGCTAATTATTCGTATTAGTTCAATTGCATCGCTAAAATCGATATTAGTATCACTATCTGAAATGGTACTAATAGAAGAGGTTTCGCTATAAACGTTTTCTGTCATTGTTTAATTAATATATAAATTCATTTCTGTATCGTTTATCAATTTTATTTGTTTTTTTTTGGGGTAAGTGATTTTAGCGTAGATACGCGTTTATTGTCTAGAATGCGTAGGGTGAATGATTTCCTCTCTGTATTAAAATGCAATGCAGGAATACCCGTAATATGTTGTGTTTCTTTGATATATGAAATATCCTTATTTTTGGATAATTTTCCCTTATTTAAAGTTTCTGTAAAAAAGAGTTTTAAATTCTTTATTTCTTTAACTGGTAAACTATTCTCATTACCGTATCTTTCGGCATATCCGTGTAATAGTTGGATTTTGGTAGTTTTACTAATTTTACTCCATTGTTCATTTTTTGATTTTTGGTTCTCGGTTTCAAGTAATTTTTCAAGAGTATCAATATTAACGGTATCATTCGTTTTACCGTTGTTATATTTGTTTACATAATAAAGCTCCTTCTCATTTGAGGGTACTTTTTTAGTTTCGGTTGGTTCAACCTTGACGATTTCTTCTTGTGATAACATAAATTTCAACGGTTTCCTTTTATATTATTATTAAGGTCAAATGTTTAATTTCTTTTATTAAATATATAATTATATTTATCATCTTTGAATACATTAAAAACGCTGGTAAATTAAAAACAGAAAGACAAGTGTGTTTCTAAATTCAATTTTGACGATGATGTGTGTGTTGATATATCCAATTAATTATTTATGTAATAGGGTTATTAACAATAAAAGCTTATCAATTTTATATATTCAAAGATGCAAAACAAAATATAACAATAGACAAATGAGTGATACAAAACAAATAATAATTATAGAAGACAAAACAAAAAGGGTAAAATTAGAAAAACCTAAGAAAAATCGTATAGTAAGACAAACATTCAATTGGAAAATTGCGATACAGGAATTAGACAAGCTTTGCTCATTTTGTCTTATATGTTTAACAGTGCTATTAATAATAAAAATTTATCAATATTATATGTTCAAGGGTGTAAAACAAAATATAACAATAGACAAATGAGTGATACAAAAAAAATAATAATTATAGAAGAAAAAACAAAAAAGGTAAAATTAGAAAAACCTAAGAAAAAGCGTGTTATCACACAAAGTATAAACTGGGAAACGGCGATAGAGGAGTTGTTAGATATTGATGATATAGAAAATACAATTGATGAGAACGACGATACAAAATCGTGTAAAATGATATTGTTACAAATAAAACGAAAGATTTCGGGTTATCTTGGACAAGACAAGGAAAAGAAATTAGTTAATAGAGAATTATTTGTAAATGTTCAAGATGTTATAAAGTTATTTAAAACATCTAAAATGATTTGTTATTATTGTAAAGAAAAGACGGAAATAATGTATGAATTTGTGCGTGAACCTAAACAGTGGACATTGGAACGTTTAGATAATGCATTTGGTCACAATCGAGATAATGTAGTAATTTCGTGTTTAAGATGCAATTTAAGACGTAGAACAATGGCGAAAGAACGATATTTACAGACAAAAGCAATGAGTAAAATCGTTAAATTGGATTAACATTTTCGAGTAAACCATTTATATAATTCTTTCGCATCTTTCTCACCTGTATAATATTCGATACGCTTTTTACAAATTCTAAAAATAGTAGGAAACCCGTCCGCTTTAACCCCCGTATCACTTTCAGGAAAATGTTTATTATTAAAATCAGAAACCAATTGGTCAACACTAATATTACGCATTTGATTTTCGGAAGTATCCCCTAATTCAACAAATTCAAACTGGACATTTTTTAAACTACGTCCCATATTATGTTTTAATTTTGTTTTCATTTTTTCCCATTCAGGTTTCAAAATTTTACAATAATGACACCAATCTGCATATATTTTACCAATAATAATTGTTTTTTTAGCAGTTTTTCGAGAACGTTTTGTCTTAGATTTCGGAGATTTTTTTGTACGAGTTGCTTTTGTACTTCGGACCATTTATAGTATATTGAGAAAAAATACCTATCTATATTTTTCTATCATTAAAAGTATATAGTAATGAATTTTACAAAATTGAGAAAAAATATTTTTGACCATGGATGGATAATATTATTAGTAGTCGTATTTATTTTAGGTATCGCATTTGTTTTATGGATGGGAAATACACCAGTTACAAGTGGAATATCTCCTGCTCCTAAAATAGAACCAATAGAAATTTCATATTCACCAGAAGAATTAAGTCCTGATTATGAAATTCATAACGACAGTAAAACCCCCGAAGAATTGGAAGAACATTTAGATGTTTCTATGGACGATGATGATGATGATGATGACGATGAATTACACGAAACCAATGTAGATGAATTATGTCCAACACTATTAATTAAACGCGGGAATAATATCATGCTTTTCAATAAAAATATACCTGAAGTAAAGGGTGAAAACCCTATATTTTTCGATAATTTAGACCAATATGTTAAATATATGAAATTGCAAAAAGAATTATACGATCAAACCTGTCCTATTTTATTTTTACAAGAAGAGGTGAATGCACAAGGTGAAAATGTGTATCGTTTAAGAAAAACGGAAGGATCTAGTACAAACGTAGATCCCTTATTACTAGGCAGTTTATCCGATTATTTTAAAAATCAAACAAATGTTATGCCTAAATTCGCACCTCCGGTTGGTCCACAGGCATTTAACCGTGTTCAACCTAATCAACAATTACCATTGTCTAATATTGGTGTGAATATGCTACAGCATCAACAACCATCTCAACCACACATTACACAATATGATGATTCAAACCGCGATAACAAACCATTTAACCAAGGTTTTTTTGGATTTGATCCAAGTAATCAGTATGTTGGACAATATACGGTTATCGATCAAATACACGACTCAACCAAAACTCAAAACCAAGATGGGTTGAGTGATAATCCAATGGACCCTAACTGGGGAGGAGCGGTTTTTACGAATAAACAAATCGGTTCAGGAAAATATAAAGGTGACGAGGTTCAACCTCCCACCGTAAATAGTGCATTAACCTTAGGTGAATATCCAAAAACACTCGAGGATGACGATATTCCCACACCTAAAAAATTAGAAAAAGAATAAAATATGTAATAAAAATAAATATATTATTAAATATATTTATTTAGATCCAAACGGTATCAACAACCATTAATTATATAAATTTTTCTAATTTACCGGTTATAATATCATAAGGAATGGTATCATATGTTCCGATTAACACGTCTCTATCTTTACAAATAAGATCATCATTTGGTATATTCCATGTATGATTTTCTGAACTACCCCTAATATAACAGTAATCAAATACTTGTGAATTGACTATTTTTAACTTTCTATTATTGGCGGTTTTTAGTAATTCGGTATCTTCCCCTCTATTTTTATCACCGAATAATAACCCACTTGCTTTT